ATTGACTTTCTAGGAAAATCTGATATAAACTGGGAAGAAAATGATTTACAGTATACAAGTACTGTCAATGATTTTTATATAACCTATGAGGAGGTTACAAATGGCTCAGGACAACATGGTATTGTTCGCGAAGAAACTCAAGCTCGAATCTAGATGGAATGAGCTGTTTCTTGAAAACAGAGGACAAATTACCGCTGAAATGTCTGTTCTTGGTGATGAGATCAAACAAGTAATTAGATCAATTATCAGGAAACAAGAAGCAGAAGTCCATACAAATCCGTTAGATGGAGAAGTCCATCTTTACGCTGGTTAATTAGGACTTTTAAAATTACAGGAAGGTTTATCATTCCTAGGGATCTCTTGCACTCTACTAAAATCTAGTATATAAATTAATTACTATACAAATATTAGAATACTGACGCGTATAGTCGACGGCCTAGAGACAGTATTCGAAAAACTAGGAGGATAAACTATGGCAAACACTACGTTTCAAGGACCAGTAATATCTAAAAATGGATTTTACTCAACAGGTCCAGGTAATGTTGTAGATGCTGATTCAAGCACATCATTAACAGTTGCTACTCATGCGGGTAAAATTGTACACAATGATGCTGCCGGAGCAGTAACTTACACATTACCAGCAATCAATGCTAACTCTGATTCTGCAGTTGCAGGACCAGGAGCAGACTTAAATAACTTAAGTAACATTGGTGCAACCTTTACAATTTTCTCATCTATTACAAAGACTGGAAATTTAGTTGTGCAAGTTGCAAACGCAACTGATGTTATGGTTGGAAGTGCATTATTTATTGATGACACATCTGACAACGTTGTTGGGTTTGAAACAGCTTCAACATCTGATACTATTACTTTAAATGGTAGTACAACAGGTGGTGTAACTTATGCAGAGATTGTTTGTACAGCTCTTGCTTCAGGTAAATGGAAAGTATCGGTGACTTCAGGATGTACTGGAGCACCAGCTACACCATTTAGTGCAGCAGTAAGTTAATAAATAATTAATGTGGGCCTTCGGGCCCACACAATTTTAATAGGAGAAAAACTATGGCAGCTAAAGGTGATGTAAAAGCAGTACAGATTACAGCAGCAGCTCAAGTTTTTGCTGGTAGAACGAGATTAAGAGGAATTATTCTTTCTAATACAACTACTACAACAACTACAGGATCTGTAACTTTACAAGATATTGATGGTACTCAATTCACTGCAGAAGTCCCTCCAGGAGATGTGTTTTCATTTAACATGCCTGAAGATGGAATTTTGTTTAAAAGTGGAATGACTTGCAGTGCAATTACAAGTGCAAAAGCAACTGTATTGATTGATAAATAGGAGGACCAATGGCAACCTCTGGTACTACAACTTTTGAATCAAGTTTTTATATTGATGATATAATTACTGAAGCCTATGAACGTATAGGTCGATTTGATTATTCTGGTAATGATATAAAAACTGCAAGACGTTCTTTAAACATAATGTTTCAAGAATGGGCGAATAGAGGTTTGCATTATTGGGAAGTAAAAAATAATTCTATTACATTAGTAAATGGTCAAACAGAATATACAATGTTTAGATCTACTGCTGATGGCACTTCAGATCCAACTTCAGTATATGGTGTTGATGATGTTTTAGAAGCTGTTTATAGAAATTCTTCTGGTGTTGATTTTCCATTAACTAAAATAAATAGATCCGCATATCAAGGTCTATCTAATAAAACACAAACCGGTGTACCTACACAATATTTTGTACAACGATTTATAGATAAAATTACAATCAATTTATATTTAACTCCTGGTGCAACAGAAGCAGGTAATTTTTTAAATTACTATTATGTAAGTAGAATCCAAGATGCCGGAAGCTATACGAATGAGGCAGATGTACCTTATCGATTTGTACCGTGTATGGTATCTGGACTTGCATATTATTTATCACAAAAATTTAATCCACAATTGGTTCAACAAATGAAATTACTCTATGAAGATGAATTGAAAAGAGCGCTTGAAGAAGATGGTTCAGCTTCAAGTTCATTTATAACCCCTAAAACGTATTATCCAAATGTCTAATTTATCGAAAGGAAAATATGCACAATTTATATCCGATAGATCAGGTCAAGCATTTCCTTATTCTGAAATGGTTATTGAATGGAATGGTTCCAGAGTCCATATTTCTGAGTTTGAAGCAAAACACCCACAGTTAGAACCAAAACCAACTACAGCAGATGGACAAGGATTAAGAAACGCTAGACCACAAATCTTTACTCAGGCATCAGGGGATGGTGGTTTTATGAATGTAGATTTATCTTTACCGGGAGACTTTGCTTTTAATTCAAACAATGGTATGGTACCGGATAATGGTTCTTCTATTAATAATAAAAGACAAGCTAATGTAACTTTAGGAAGTGTAACAGTAACGATAACATGACATACGCAGAATTAGTACAACAAATTAGAGATTACACTGAAGTAGATAGTAATGTTTTAACATCTACTATCGTAGATGGATTTATTGAAAATGCTGAATGGAGAATATTCAGAGATGTCGATTCAGATAACAATAAAAGATATGCAACAGCAAATTTAGTAACTACTGTCAGATTTATTAATGTACCTGATGATTTATTAGTGGTTCGATCCGCTCAAATTGTAGATGGTGGATCAGGAGGAACTAGAAATTTTTTAGAATATAGAGATACGAGTTTTATGTCAGAATATAATTCAACAGGAGTCTCTGGAGAACCAAAATACTACGGAATGTGGGATAAAGACACTATTGTTTTAGCACCTACACCAGATTCAACATATGAAATTCAATTAAATTATATCTTGAAAGATCCTGGTTTATCTAGTAGTAATACAACAACATACTTAAGTAAGTATTTTCCCAACGGACTTTTGTATGCATGTTTAGTAGAAGCGTATAGCTTCTTAAAAGGACCTAACGACTTAATGCAATTATATGAAGGTAAATATAAACAAGCAGTTGAAGGTTTCTCAGTAGAACAAATGGGAAGAAGAAGACGAGATGAATACCAATCAGGTGTTCCTCGAGTCGGAGGAAAATAAGGAGATAAACTATGGCTATAACACAAGCAATTGCAAATGCTTTTAAAAAACAATTGTTAGAAGGTGATCATAATTTTTCATCAGGTGGTGATAAATTTAAACTGGCTCTTTATAACTCTTCAGCTACTCTTAATTCTGCAACAACTTCATACACAACTACACAAGAAGTAGGTGCTTCTGGTTCTTACTCTGCAGGTGGTGGTGATTTAACAAGTCAAAATACTTCAATTGCATCAGGTGTTGCAATCGTTGACTTTGCAGATTTATCTTTTACAGGTGCAACAATTACTGCAAGAGGGGCTTTAATCTATAACACTTCTTCAGCTACTACTAATGCAGCTGTTGCGGCTTTAGATTTTGGAGGAGATAAAACTAGTACAGCAGGAACTTTCACAATCGTTTTTCCAGCATTCACTACATCGGCAGCTATATTAAGAATCTCCGGCTAACAAGGAGGTCTTAAGTGGCAACATATTCCGGTTGGGGTACTAATGAATGGGGCATTGGTCTATGGGGCCAGGGCCGTGTTTCCGAAACCGTTAATCTTACAGGAATTGGTTTAACCGTTAATGATGGTACTGCAGGAGTTACTGCAGATGCTAACGTTAACCTTACTGGAATTGGTTTAACAACCAACGAAGGAAATGTTAATATTGAAATTACAACCGATGTATTTCCAACAGGTCAATTATTATCTGCAACTTTAAATAGTGTTACAGCAATCGCTGATGTTGATGTTGATGTAACCGGTCAACTGTTATCTAATAATTTAAATAGTGTCACGGTCACAGCTAATGCTGATGTCAATGTAACTGGTGAACTCTTATCTGCTAATTTAGATGATGTTACAATTACAGCCAATGCTGATGTCAATGTAACCGGTCAATTGCTATCTATGCAAGAAGGTGATGAAACGGTCACCGCAGATGCAAATGTTAATATAACTGGAGAACTGTTATCTGCTAATTTAAATAGTGTAACAGTAACCGCAAACGCTGATGTTAATATCACCGGTCAAGATTTAACAATTCAAGAAAACACTCCTTCAATTATTGGAGATGCAAATGTCAATATAACTGGTCAAGCATTAACTATTGCAGAAGGAAGTGTTGTTGCTACTGCAGGTGCCGATGTCAATGTAACCGGTCAAGAGCTAACCATTCAAGAAAATGATGTAGATACTAAAGGAACTGCAACCGTAAATTTAACAGGAATAGGCTTGACAATAGATGAAGGTATACTTAGAACAGTTACTTGGAATGAAGTAAATACCGGATCAGGAACGACTTATACTGATGTCAATACAGGCACAATTAGTGGCTGGGTAGAAGTGGATACAGGTACAAATTCACCGTGGAAAGAGGTCGCTTGACAGTAATGTCTAAATTTAATAATATCAAATAATTTAAGGAATCTAAAATATGGCAAATACTACATCAGCTAATTTAAAATTAACGGTTCAGGCTACTGGAGAAAACTCAGGAACCTGGGGCCAGATTACGAATACCAATTTACTTATTCTAGAACAAGCAATCGGCGGTTATGATGCAGTTGCTTTAAATGCAACAACCGGTGCTACATTAACTTTTTCAAACGGTGCTTTATCCAATGGTAAAAATCAAGTTTTAAAATTAACTGGAACGATTACCGCAAATGTCGATGTTATTGTTCCTGACTCTATCGAAAAAACTTATGTTGTTGAAAACGCAACCAGTGGCGCCTTTACGGTAACGGTTAAAACAACTTCTGGAACAGGAGTGACTTGGGGAACAACAGATAAAGGTAAAAAATTAATTTATTCTGATGGAACAAATATTTTAGAAGGAATTAGTTCAATAGATACTTTAAAAGTTTCCACTTTCACATCTACAGGTATAGATGACAATGCTACAAGCACAGCGATTACGATTGATAGTAGTGAGAATGTTGGGATTGGTACAGCTAGTCCTGATGGCAAACTAGAGGTTAGTGCAGGCACAAACTTAAATGCCAGATTTAAACAGTTATCAATGGACAATGCTGCTGATGAAGGTATTGGCATAACATTTTCTAGGACATCAAGTGATTCAGATTTGGCTGCAATCGGTATGACTGAAGTTAATGAACTCACTCTTGCAAGTAGAGAAGGCATGACATTTTTTACAGGTGGAGGTTCACTTTATTCAAGTACAAGCGAAGTTATGCGTATAGACAGTGATGGTCATGTAATTGCACCTTATGGTGTAACCTTAGGAACTGCCGTAGGAACATACAACGCAGCAAATACATTAGACGATTACGAAGAAGGAACTTGGACAGCTACAAGTGGTGGAAGCAGTATTGGTGGTGGTAATTATAGAAAAATTGGTAATTTCGTTTACGCTGATTTGGTTATTGACACAAATAGTCTTTCTATAACAAGTTTTAGTGGTTTACCTTTTTCTATCTCTGGAGCGAATGGTTATAGTGGTGGTTTTTGGGGACGTCTTCGTTTTGGTGATGTATTAGATGCAAATGGTGTTCCTTGTAGAATTACTATGAGTGGAGGTTCTGTATTGTTTTATGACAACAATGTTTCTGGTACTGATGCAGCTTTTACAGTTACAACAGAAGCTAGTGGTACTGTTCGTATTGGTTTAACTTTAATTGGATTCACAACATAATAATTTTAACAAAGGAGATAAACTATGGCAATAACTAAAGAGACAGTAATTGATAAGATTGAAATTGTCGGAGATTACAAACACGTTCAAGTTAGAAAAGCGACAGTAATCAAAGAAGATGGTGTAGAATTATCAAGAAGTTTTCATAGACATACTTTAAATCCAGATGCAGATATTACAAATGAAGATGCTGAAGTTCAAGCCGTATGTAATGCAGTCTGGACACAAGATGTTAAAGATGCTTATGCGGCTTTTCTAGCTAGTCAAAATGCTGAATTAAACGCAGAATAACAAGCACACAAAACCCTCTAGATATTTAACTTTATCTTAGAGTCAAAACGGTTTATAAAGGCATATTATGCTACAAAAACTTAATTTCAAACCGGGTTTCAATAAACAAGTCACTGAATCAGGTGGCGAGTCTCAATGGATTGATGGTGATTTTGTTAGATTTAGATATGGTTTACCTGAGAAAATAGGTGGCTGGTCACAACTTACCGGTTCTAATAGAACTTTACCTGGAGCAGCAAGAGCGCAACATACTTTTATATCTTTAGCAGGGGAAAAATATGCAGCGATCGGTACCTCTCAAGGATTATTTATTTATTACAATGGTCAGTTTTATGACATCACTCCACTAGATACCGCAATCACAGGAGCAACCTTTGATGCAACAACCGGTTCAGCAACGGTTACTGTCAATAAAACATCACATGGACTAGAAGATGGACGATATGTAACTTTTTCTAGTGTCACTGTTCCAACAGGATCAGGATATGCTACATCTGATTTTGAAGACAACACATTTGAAATTACTAATGTTACCACTAATACTTTTGATATTACGATGCCATCTAATTCTGCATCAACAACTTCTGGAACTGGATCAGCGCAAATTGATCCTTATGTTATTGTCGGTCCAATTTTTCAAACTTCTAATTTTGGTTGGGGTACTTCTTATTGGGGAGATTCGACTTGGGGAACAGAACGATCAACAACTAATGTTATCCTTGATCCCGGTCTCTGGTCACTCGATAACTTTGGTCAAATATTAATTGCAACTATTCATAATGGTAAAACTTATACTTGGGACGCCGGAGCATCAAATCCAAGAACCACTAGAGCAACGGTTATGTCGGGTGCACCAACTAAAACAAGACTGACACAAGTATCCGATAGAGATCGACATGTATTTCATTTTGGAACTGAAACAACCATTGGAACACCTTCCACTCAAGATCCAATGTTTATAAGATTTTCAAATCAAGAAGATTTTAATACCTACACTCCAACTGCAACCAATACTGCAGGAACGTTTAGACTCGATAAAGGCAATGTTATTGTTGGAGCGGTATCTGGTAAAGATTATACCTTAGTACTAACCGATTCATCAGCATATGTCATTCAATATGTCGGTCCACCATTTACTTTCTCTGTAAGACAAGTGGGTACCAACTGTGGTTTGATTGGTCAAAATGCTTTAAGTTATTCCAATGGTATTGTGTTTTGGATGTCCGGTGAAGGTGGATTTTTTATGTACGATGGTACTGTTAAAATGCTACCTTGTTTGGTTGAAGATTTTGTCTTTACCACTGCAGGAGATAATTTAGGAATTAACTATGCCTCTAATCAATTGGTGTATTGTGAACATAATACTTTATATAATGAAATTAATTGGTTTTATCCAAAAGCAGGATCGACTCAAATCGATCGATCGGTAACTTATAATTATGCAGAAAATTGTTGGACCACATCATCCCTTGCAAGAAGTTCTTATGCGGATCAAGGAGTATTTGATCTACCGTATGCAACTGATTATAATAGTACTGCAACCCCTAATTTTCCAACCATACTAGGAATTACCAATAAATATGGTGCATCGACTTATTATGCCCATGAAACCGGAACCGATCAAGTTAGAAATGGTACTACTACATCTATTAATGCTTATATTCAATCGGGTGATTTTGATATTACCAATACCAATAACATTGCTAACCTACAAGGAGACGGTGATTTTATTATGTCAGTTAAACGATTTATACCTGATTTTAAAGTATTAACTGGTAATTCAAAAATAACTTTATTATTAAATAATTATCCAACGGATACGGCATCAAGTTCACCTTTGGGTCCCTTTACAATTTCATCTTCTACTGATAAAGTAGATACCCGTGCAAGGGGAAGACTTGTATCCATTAAAATAGAAAATGATGCTGTAGGTGAAACCTGGCGTTATGGAACTTTGAGAGTAGATGCAAGACCGGATGGAAGAAGATAATGGCTAAAATAAGTACATACATACCTGAACCAAAACAAGAATACGATCCAGAAAATCAAAGACAAATTTTACAATCTATATCTACAATGAAAGATGAATTAAACTTTTCATTTCAAGATGATTTAAGAAAAGAATTGGAAAGATTTACATGGTTTAATATGAGGTTTGGTTGCTAATGTCTTGTAATAATGTCAACGTTGAACCAACAGTTATTGGCGGTGGAAATGGCTCTACTGCTTATGATGCATTTGGACGACTAAGAGTTTCAAATCCTTTAACTATTTTTGATTCTAAAAATGTCATGTCAAAGAACAATCTCTTTGATGAAGCTTTAACTGGATCAGGAACCGTTACTTATACAGCAAATAAATCTACAGTTAATTTAAATGTAACCACAGCTAGTGGCGATAAAGTTATTAGACAATCCAAAAGAGTTATGTCCTATCAACCTGGTAAATCATTATTAATATTAAATACATTTGTCATGAATACTCCAGAAGCAGACCTTAAACAAAAGGTAGGAACTTTTGATGCTAACAATGGAATATTTTTTATGGCAGATGGTACTACATTAAAAATCGTAAGACGTACCTATACATCAGGCTCTGCTGTAGACACTGAAAAATCTCAATCAGAATGGAATGGTGATAAATTGGATGGTACAGGTGCATCAGGTTATGATTTAAATGTAGATAAAGCTTGTATTTTATTTACAGATTATGAATGGTTAGGAATGGGTGCTGTTAGAGTTGGTTTTGTAATAGATGGTAAATTTATTACCGCTCATACATTTTATAATGCAAATGATTTAACAACGGTTTATATGCAAACTGCAAACTTACCAATAAGATATGAAATTGAAACTACAGGAACCATATCAGGAGCAGCAGTATTACAACAAGTATGTTCAACCGCTATGATTGAAGGAGGTTACGCACCAGAAGGATTACGTCAATCTATTGGAACGGCTTCATTAGGTGGAGTTAATTTAACAACAGCAGGAACATATTATAATTTAGCAACAATTAGAATTAAATCAGGAAGACCTTATGCGGTTATTATTCCAATTGATATTGCAGCATCCGCTATTTCTAACTCTGATTTTCAAATAGAATTAAGACTTAATGCTACACCAAGTACAGCATTTTCATATACCAGTTATTCTGATAATGTAGAATATGATTTAACAGGAACTACAACAATTACAGGAGGAACAGTTGTTGGCCAAGCATATTTATCTGGTAAAGGTGCAAACAATTTGCAATTTGCACAAGATGGATTTAATTTTGCCTATCAATTAGGACAGACAATTGCTGGTTCTTCTGATACATTAACATTGTGTGCAAAAGGAGCTTCTAATGGAGATGATATTTGTGGCACATTAAAATGGGTTGATTTAACATAATGGCAAACTTTTATAAAAACGCATTCTATGATCCAACAGTTACTACAGCAGTAACAACATATACTTGTCCAAGTAATGCTAATGCAATAATACAAAATGTACAAGTCACTAATTCAAGTGGATCTAAAACATTCAAAGTTCATATTACTGATAATTCAGCAACTACAAGTTTTGTTGTAGCACATGCATCTATATCAGGGCCCACTATATGTAATGTAGCAAAAGGACCTTTGATACTAGAAGAAAGTGATTCTATAGCACTTGAAACTTCTGATACTTCTGGTATAAGTGCAACATTATCAATATTAGAAATAAGTAGAGAGGATCAAAACGGATAATGGCACACGATGACTTATTAAAAATTCATTGTACAACTACAGTGATTATTAGAAATACGAAAACTAATAAAATATATCAAGACGAAATGGAAAGAGACGCGGATATTGCGGATCCTAATACTCCAACAACGGCAGCAGATATTGCGCAAGATGTTCAAGTACAAGTTTCACCGAAAGGTCTTAATGTTTTACAGAAAGTTATGAATCAAAATAATGACAAACCAACATCCTAAAGGCGGCACAGAATTACAACTTGGTTTTTTGCACAAACATGTAGATGCAAAATTATTAGATCAAGTACAAATAACAACTTCCGTTCCAGAAAAAATTCCCTTACATCCTACGAAAGTCAATATTCTTTGGCAAAAGAATTCTTATGATCAACCGAATCTAGCACCTTGGTTTAAAGATAAATCAAATCATAAAAAATATGATTGGTATGTTTTTAATTCGCATTGGAATTATGAAAAATTTAGAATGATGTATGGATTACCGACAGAACAATGCGCGGTAATTAAAAATGGAATTGTAAAAATACAACCTACCCAACCTTATGTAAAAGGGGAGCCTATTAAAATTATTCATCAAAATACTCCGTGGAGAGGTTTAAATGTTTTACTAGCTGCCATGCAACTAGTCAAAAATCCTTTGATAACTTTAGATGTCTATTCTTCTTGTGAAGTGTATGGCAAAGATTTTGCGCAAGCTAATGATAAACATTATCAAGAATTGTATGATCAAGCAAAACAATTACCGAATGTAAATTACATTGGATATAAATCGAATGAATATATTTTAGAACATTTACAAGATTATAAAATGTATGTGTATCCTAGTATCTGGGAAGAAACATCGTGCATCTCGCTGCTAGAATCTATGGCTGCTGGACTGTATTGTATTACCACCGATTATGGAGCTTTATTTGAAACGGGTGCGGAATTTCCAATGTATATTCCTTATTCCAATGATTATAAAAATTTAGCTAAACGATTTGCATATGGCATTCATGCAGCAGCGGAACATTTAGATCATTCCTCTATACAAGATCATCTACGATTTCAATCTGAATATACGAATCGCTATTATAACTGGAACAAGCAAGCAAGTTCTTGGACTGTATTTTTACAAGGAGCAATACAACATGCAAAATAATAAACCCATATGGTTTAATGAAGATACTTATCAAACCATTAAAGAAAATAAAGTAACGGAAATCAATATAGGTCATCAACCTAAATGTACCATCATGGTTTGTACTCCATGTCATAGTGATGTATCTATGCATTACACACAAGCAGTATTAAAATTTCAACAACAATGTTTGATGAATAATATTATGGTTAGTTTTACCATGTTAAAATCTTCGTTAGTTACACAAGGAAGAAATTTATGTGTCAATGCTTTTTTTGAAGAAAAAGTTAAATATGATTTTTTATTGTTTATTGATTCTGATATTGATTTTGAATTTAGCACTATCATGAAAATGATAAAAGCAGATAAAGATATTATTGCCTATCCTTATCCTTTAAAAGATATTAATTGGGAAAAGATACAAAAGAAAATAGAACATAGAAATATTAAAGATCCAAAAGAATATTGTAGATTTGGTTTTACTTGGCCTATCAAAATAGAAAACAGACATGCTTTTGAAGTATATGATGAAGTTGCAGAAGTTACTCATGCTCCTACTGGATGTATGTTAATTAAACGATCGGTATTTGAAACCATGATGGAGAAATTACCTCATTTAAAGATCAGTCAACCTACTATTGTCAATGGTGTAGCCAATGATAAACCTTATTTTTATAATTTTTTTGATACTTATCATGACCAAGAAACTAAGCGATATTACGGAGAGGATTTTGGTTTCTGTATAAGATGGAGTGAATTAGGTGGTAAATGTCATGTACTAATTAGTGACGATTTTATTAGTCATGTGGGTGAATATAAGTATACTGGACGTTTAAAAGATGATTTAGAGTCTATCAAAAACGTTGACGAAGATATAAAAACCAAGTAAAGTATAACTTTTCAGGACTATTGCGCCTGCCTTATTGTTAACAATTTTAAAGGATTATGATATCAAGATCAAAAATGAAAAGACAATTATATTCAATTGGAGGAGGTGCAATAAAAGGCACTAATGCCGGAAACGGTAGAGAAGGATTTTTTAGACCTATTCCAGGAAGCGGAATGCAAAATAGTCCTCTTGCTGGTATATTTGGAGGATTTGGAGGAATGCTTCCAAGACAAACACCACGACCTATGAGTGTATCATCTCAAGGAGGTGAACAAGCTATTTATCCAAGGCTAGGTAGTTTAACATCTGGTGTATCTGAAGCTGAACAAGAATTACAACAAATTAATCAATCTATTGACGAAGTACAAAATAATTTAGGTGCGCCAACTGGTGGAATAAGTAATGTTGGTTTTAATTCTACACCTATTCCAGTAGGTTTACAGTCACCTATGGCAGTAGGTTTACAGTCACCAAGACAATTAGGAACTCAACAACTTCCTTTATCTTCTGTTTTTGGAGGAGTAGGAGATCCAAGATTAGGAGCTCCTGTAATTCCAGGTAATCAACTTCAAATGATAATGAGAGGTGGTGCAGCTGATGGTGGATTGATGAATAGACAATTATATAACATGGGTGGAGAAGAAATTATGCAAGTAGCTCCTCAACAAGATTCTATGCCTTCGGATATGCAAGCTGAACAATATAGACCTATTGCAGAAAATTTAGCAAACGATCCTAAACAAGCAATTGAAGTCATCGTTAAGATGTTAATGGAACAAGGTATTCCAGAAGAAGAAGCAAGAAGAATTGCAATGGAGATGATTCAAACTGTTGCACAAACAGGTAGTTTAGAAGAATTTGAAGACGACGAAAGAGTAGAAGCAAGATTTGGTGGAAGAATAGGATATGCTGATGGAGGCATTGGTAGTTTAGTCAATAGAGAACAATATGGTTTTGGAAGTTTTTTTAAATCTGCGACAAAAGCAGTTACAGGTGTAGTAAAAGGAGCAGCAAAAGCAGTTAAGTCTGTTGCGAAATCTCCAATAGGAAGAATTGCATTAACGATTGGTGCAACTTATGCATTAGGACCTGCTGGTTTAAATATTGGAGCAGGAATGTCACCATTTATTGGTGGAGCAATGAGAGCAGGACTTGCTAATTTAGCGGTACAAGCTGCATCAGGTCAAGGAATTAATTTAAAAGAAGGTTTAATTGCTGCAGGATTAGGAGGAGTAACTTCTTCTATAGGTGCAGGAACAGGGACAGCAACTAGTGGTAGTGAAGCTGTTCCAACAAGTGATTTTTCTGATTATCTTCAAGAAGCAGGATTAGGAAATACTACAACTAAAGCTGTTCCAACAAGTGATTTTTCTGATTATTTAAATGCAGATCCTTTTAAAGCAGCGGCTACACCATCTGCAGGAACTTCTGTTCCAACAAGTGATTTTTCTGATTATTTTAATTCTTTTGAAGATATAAAAAGTCCTACATATCAACAAGGAAAATTTGGACAAACAATTGGTGTTGGGGTTGGTAATGAAGGAGTAGTTTATAAACCAGGGGAAGTTGGATTTGCAGAAACTCCTTTATCACAAAGATATGAAACAGGGATTAAAGCTTTAAAAGATTATAGACCTATGGATGCATTAAAACAAGTTTCAGGTGCAGCTATGGATTACCCACTAACTAGTATTGGTATAGCATCTTTAGCTTCAGCAGCTGCTGTTCCACCACCACCAAAACCAGAAGATTTTCCATCTAATGAAGCATATTTAGCAGCAGTTGCAGAATATGAACGTATGTATGCAAGTAATTTAGCTGGAACTAGTACCACACTACCAAGTAGTGCTAATAATCCTTTTTATGGAATATCGGAAGAAGAAGGTACGGGTGGAAGAATAGGTATACCACTTCCTTTTAATAGATCAGGTCCAACAAAATCACTAATGGCAAATGGTGGGAGAATGGGATATGCTTATGGATCTGTAGATCAAGGAATTATGGCTGCTCCACAAATAGCCAATATGATGGGTATGCCGGTAGGAAACCCTAGACAAAATCAACAAGGCGTAGCTGAATTAGATTATAGAGATCAAGGTGGATTTGTTCCACCAATTGGTGTAAAAGAAAGAGCAGATGATATTCCTGCAATGTTATCTAACAATGAATTTGTATTTACTGCAGATGCTGTTAAAAATGCAGGTGGAGGAGATCCAAATGTTGGAGCTCAAAAAATGTATACATTAATGAAACGCCTTGAAAACGGAGGAATGGTCTAATGGCTGAATTACAACAAACACAAGTATTACCAGCAGATTTTATTCAAGCTGCGGGTAAAACTTATTTAGCAGATCTAACAAAAGCTGTTGGTGGTATGAAAGGAATTGACCTTTCTAAATTATATGGATCTCAATTTGTTGCTGGACCAGGCGCACTTCAAACACAAGCTGAAAAATTAGCTGGTGGTTTAGGATCCTACGCTCCTTATTTACAAAAAGCAGGTCAATTAGCAGGAACTGCTGAACGTACTTTAGGTGGTATACCAACAGACATTGCAGCAGCAAGAGGACAATTAGGAACTGCAGCGGGAGATATTGCTGCGGCAAGAGGAATGATAAGCCCTACAGCTTATCAATCTTATATGTCTCCCTATCAGCAAGATGTAATTGATACTTCATTAAAAGAATATGATATTCAAGCACAAAAAGGTTTACCAGCATTAGCAGCACAAGCAATTGGTGCAGGTGCATTTGGTGGTGGTAGAGAAGGAGTACAAAGAGCTGAGTATCAATCAGCGAGCGACAGGAATCGAGCAGCATTGCAAGCGCAATTATTACAACAAGGTTTTGGTCAAGCGCAACAATTAGCACAACAAGCTCAAGCTCAAAGAATGGGAGTAGCTGGAGCACAAGCAGGATTAGCAGGTCAACAATTAGGTGTTGGTCAAGCTCAATTAGGTGCTCAAATGGGACTAGCAGGGCAACAATTAGGTTTAGGACAATTCCAAGCAGGATTAGCACAAACATCTCCTGCATTAGTTGGTCAACAAATTGCTGGATTAAGTGCATTAGGAACTCAACAACAAGCACAACAACAAGCTGCATTAACAGCGCAACAACAATTAGCGCAAGAACAAGCGTATCAACCTTTAAAAGCAGCACAAGCATTAGGTAGTGGTGTAACTCAATTAATTGCAGGATACCCAGGTCAAACAACACAAACAATGACTCCTTCTCCAACAGCTTTACAAACTGGATTAGGGACTGCTGCTACGTTAGCTGGAATATATAATTTAATAAAAAAATAACTATGTCTAAAATATTAAAACGACCTATGTTTAGAAAAGGAGGACCTACCAACGAAGGTGTAGTGTCTTTAGCGCAACCTAGAAGAAATTATCAGTATGGGTCTCCTGAACAATTAATTAAACAATATCCTGCATACGAATCTGTAATTAAAGATGCTTTTGCTAGAGAAGCATTGACTTCAGCATTTGCAGGGCAAGATAGAACTAAAAGTGATCGATTAGGAGATTTATTAATTTCTGGTGGATTAAATCTTATGTCAGCAAGACCAAGAGGAAATATTTTTGCTACAGCTGCAGAATCATTTAAAGAACCAACAGCTCAGTTATTAAAAGAAAAACAAGCAGAAGATAGATTTAAAAGACAAATTAAATTACAAGCAGTTACGGGTGCAATAAGTGATGAAGAAAAAATGAAATTAGCAAGAGTAAAAGCTCAAAGAGAATATGCAAAAGATAAACTTCTTAGTGAAGAACGAAGAAAAATAGATATAGAAAAAGAATTAGCTAAAATTTATGGGCCACAAATAAAAGATGGAATGGAATTAAGAGGAGCAATTGTAGATAGAGAATCAAGATCTAAAATGGCAAAAACTTTAGTAGATATTGAAAAAGGAAAAATACTAGGACCTGGTAATCGACCTTTAGTAGGGGCAAATGTATCTAGTGCACCTATCATTGATGGAAGAATAATAAACAAAGAATTTTTAGATCCAAAAACTAATGAGCCAAATCCTACTTATTATATACCAGGAAAGTTTTATGTTAATCATGATGGTAGTGTTTACTTGTATGAAGGCAAAAATAAATTTAAAAGAATAGATGGTTATCAAGGCCAGTAAGGAAAACTTATGGCAGAAGATTTTTACACAGATGAGTTTGATCTAACTCCGGAAAAAGAGCCAGAGAAAGAAAAACCAGTTATACAGATTCCAGAACGTAAAGGACCCGATACCCCCATCATGGATGTATTGTTTGGCCCTAAAGGTGTAGAACTAGCAGGAGATAGTTTTTTAACAACCGGGAAAGCAGCAAGAAGAATCGCGGAGCGAGTAGCGGGAGTCAAGGAAGAAGATTTAACACCATTAGGTGATGTGGATCCTTTTACTGCTTTTGTTGGAGGTGTCGTAGATGGTACAGTTAAAATTCCATATGGAGTTGCTTCTTTAACTGCAGAAATTATGGATGCGTTAGGGGAGGATAATATACCCGTAGACCAAGGAAAAGTAGCACAATTAGAAAAATATTTTAGTAATACTGTATTTGGAAAAATACAACAAGGATCTGAAGATATTATTAAAGATTCTGCTGTTGGAAAACTAACTTCTGCTTTAACTCAATTATATGGTTATGGAAGAGTAGGCGCTGCAGGAGCAGTAAAAGTAGGAGATAAAGCATTACAAATATACAATAAATTTTCTAATGCAGCTAAATTAAATAAAGTAGCAAGAGCTAGTAATAATACTACGAAAGCAATTATGAGAGCTAAAGAAATGAATAAATTAACAGGGGTACCTAAACATGCAGCTGTTATTTTAGGAGGAGCAACAGGAACTGCAATGGTGGCTGATGTAGAAGATATTGGAACTTGGGGTGATGTATTAGGAGGACCAAGCGCTTTGGATAGAGATCAAAGATCTACTTCTGATGAAGATGCTACTAGAAGATTATGGAATCGATTTAAATTTGGAACCGAAGGAGCGGTTGTTTCTGTTCCTATTGCTTATGGAATTAATAAAGTGGCTAAAAAAATTGCACAACATGGAAGAGAATTAAAATTTAGTGATAGAAAAATTGATCAATTAATTAATAAATACATGGTGGAACCATTTAGACCTGCTGGTAAAAAAGAACAATATTTATTTGAAGGAATAAAAAAAGTAGAAGGAAAAATTTCTGCAGGGCAAGTAACAGCAACGGATCTTATTAAAGATATAGATCAAACTTTATACAACGTTGCTAAACAATCTGGATTATCTACGGGAAATAAAAATTGGAAACGAATCATAGGAAGACTAGATGAATTATTAACATCTTCGGATGATGTTATTCAAGGTGGTAAAGTAGTATTTAAAGGATTTGAACCTAAACAATTAAATCAATTTTATAATTTTTTAGATGAAGTTGGAATATCCAAACAACAAGGAAAAGATTTAGTGGGAGAAATGTTTAAAGTTAGAGAACAATTCAATGTATTTAAAAATAGTTTGTTTAAAGGTGGAAATATAAATGCAGCGAATAAAGAATTTTCTCAAATTATGAGTGAAAGAATGAGAAATATATTTAATTCCGAATATAAAATTATGGAAAATAAAAGTATATTTCCTATGCTAAATTATAAACCAACGGATGCTGTTATTAATGATGTTAAAGGAGTGTTTCAACGATATGCAAAACAAAATAAAATTAATTTAACTGAGACAGATTTAGATACGATTATTGAAGATATTTATAAAAATATTCGATTTAATGATTTAACTAAAACACCTGAATTTCCTTTAACTGTATTAAGTGTGCTAGACGATAAAGCAACTCAACTTATTAATATTGCAGATAATATTAAAGGCGGAGCATTTAAACCCACTACGTTAATTCAATCAGAAAAAGATTTAAGAGCTTTTCAACGATTCTATGGGCAAAAAAGAGATTTAAGAAATACGATTATTAACACCATAAATGATTTAGGTACTTTGGCTGCTAAAGATGAATTCTATAATGGTGTGTTACAAAAATCTAAAGAATTAATAGATAAAGGACAACGAGCTACTATATATCCAACTCGTTTAGAAGCATTAAGAAATTTGCCTAGTCAAGAAATTATAACTAATCCCACTGGTTTACAAATTAAATCTCCTTTGGGAGAATCTATTTATACTAATCCTTTAAATGGACAATTTACTTCTAAAGAATTAAAAGATGCTCTTCAATTTAGTGAGAAAATATTATTTGATAAATTATCTAAAGAAGTATTGTATCAACATTTAGTGCTTATTCCTAAAGGAATAACTCAAATATCTAAAACTATTTTAGGTCCATTTACTCATACTAGAAACTTTTTAACTTCTGCACAATTTTCTCTAGGAACAGGGAATTTATTTAAAAATCCAGTAGATATTGTTAGAAATTTTAAACAAGCATTCAATACTGTCCAACCACAATTGTTATATAGAAATTTACCAAAAGACCAGGCTTTGTATAAATTTTTATTAGAAGAACAAGTTACTAGTTCTTCTGCAACAGCTAGAGACATTGCAGGATTATTAGATGATATTGGAAGAGGCGGAGATGTGTACATGAGATTTTTTGGAAAGTTTGGTAGAGGAATGAAAAAACTTTATGAAAAAGCAGGCGATTTATATGTAGCAGAAGACGATATATTTAAAGTATTTAATTTTTTAGGAGAGAACGATTCTTATACAAAAGCTTATCAAAATGCTTTTAAAAAAGGTTTAATTAAAAAAATGCCTTCTGAATTACAAATTATGAAAGAAGCTGCTAACATTGTAAGAAATACTGTACCTAATTATTCTTATGTGGGAGAATTTGGACAAGCGGTTAGAAGATTACCATTTGGAAACTTTATATCGTTTCCTATTGAAGTTACAAGAACTGCCGCTAACATTATGCAATTAGGATTAAAAGAAGCAAGAAATCCTATTTTGAAAGACATAGGTTACAGAAGATTAGCAGGTTTTGCAACTGCAACTGCAACTGCTCCGGTAGTAGCTTCTGCTGTTGTAGGTGGTCTATATGGAGTTACATCAGCTATGATTTCAGCAGCTAGAGAATTTGTACCTAGTTTCTCAGAATCATCTACTTTATTTGTTATAAGAGATAAAGATGGAAGTTTAAAGTATATCGATGGATCTGGATTTATGGTTTACGATACCGTAGTTAATCCTATGCAATCTGTCATTGCTGGAATTAATTCAGAAAATGTTTTTGATTCTAATGCACCTTTAACACAAGGAGTATTAAAAGGTTTAGCAAAAGGTTTGGAAAGATTTGTAAGACCTTATGTGGATGAATCTATTTGGACAAACGTATTGACTAATTTATTAGTTAGAGATGGTGTAACAGCCGATGGAAGAAAACTTTGGAACCCAGATGCTCCATGGGGAGAAAAAATAGGTAAGGCTGCAAAGTATGCATTAATAGAAGTTGCTCCATTATCTTATAAACAATTAGATCGATTACGATTAGCTGCACAAGAATTACCAGGACCACGTGGAGAAAAATACGAATTAGATGATGAGTTAGCAGGATTCTGGGGACTTAGACCAATTAAATTAGATCCTATTAAAGGACTTAATTATAAAATTAATGAATTTAAAGAAGGACTCCGAAACACTAGAAGTTTATTTACAGGGGAAATTTTAAGAGGAGGCTCTATAACAGGGGAAGATATTATATCTCGTTTTTATATTGCGAATCAACAAAGATTTAAAGAATTTAAAACATTGAAAAGAAAAATTGATGCAGCAGAAATATTAGAAGCAAAGAAACAAGATTTAGTTCAATTGTTTTCAAAAAGAGCTGAATTAAAAAATTATGCTGCAATTAAAAGAGATCGATTTATTCCTTTTGGAATTACAGCTACCACTTTAGTAGAAGCAAAAAGACAAGAAGAAGACATACGAGCAAAATTTGAAGATCTATCTATTCCAGCTGGAATTAATAGAGAGACATTAAGAGCTATTCAAAAAATGACACAAGATATGTATAGAATGAATCTAGAAGAAGACTTTAATAAACAAATTAAATTAGAAGACTATTTACCTAAACAACAGAGCTCGCTCCCAGGAGCTAGCGGCGAGCGGCAAGTGACTCAGGTGCCTCCATTACCACCTCAACCAATGCCTAATCAACAAGTTATTTCGCCACCTCCAGTTCAAGTAAGTCAATTAAATCAGGGGTTGACACCAGCGGAATCTTCGTATTTAAGCGAAGATGAGAAACAAATGAGATTAAGACAAAGAGGATTAGCGTAATGGCAAATGGCAAAACACCAGAAACTGAAGGCGAACATATTATAGCTATCTATGGTCACATAGAGGGTTTAAAAAAAGGTCATGAAGAATTTGCTAAAGATATTTGTAGAGTAGAAGGTAAATTAGATAAATTTGAAGGTCATATTGTTAATTTACATCAAAAATTAGATAGAAATTTTAATACTACTACCTGGTGGGTAGTAGGTGGATTATCAGCTTTAGTGATTGCCATTATTGGTTTAATGAGTTTTAAATAAAGAAGAAATATATGGCGAAAGAAATACTTGTACATAAACATCTTATTGTTCGTGCTGAAGCAATCAGCCCACCTATGAATCCTGAGTTTTTAACAAAATGGTTAGAAGATTTTATTAAATATATTAATATGAAAGTATTGATGGGTCCTTATGTTATCTATCATGATGTACCAGGAAATAGAGGAATTACAGGAGCAGCCATTATAGAAACTTCTCATATTGTGATGCATGTTTGGGATGAACCATCTCCAGCGTTAATGCAATTTGATGTATACTCTTGTGGTGAATTTGATCCAGAACAAATTTGTAGATTAATACAAAGAGATTTTGAAATTACAAAAATAGATTATAAATTTTTAGATAGAGAAAATGATTTAACGGATGTTGGTGGTGGCTATCATGTATATAAAGATAGATTAAAAGATTTAGTTGCACAAAATTATAATCAAAAAGAAAAACAAGCCAAAGAAAAAGTATTATTAAAAAGTAGAAAAGAAGTAGAAATTAATGGAAATGGTACTACTGGATACACAATTAAAGAAGGTCCTAATAAAGGAAAAGTTTTGGCTCATATCCAAATTCCAAGCAAAAATCTGTAAAAAAGTCTTTCATAGAAGCCCGTAGATTAACGAAACCACCCCTTGACAATACTAGGATACCCCCTATATATAACGCAGGTGCAGCAATTGGGCTGGCCACTAGACTTTGCTTAATTAATAACAAGGAGGTTTATATGACAGGTTTAGATTTATTTAATAA